CCTCTTAGCGCCGCGAACCTCGCTAATAGCTTCCTCTAGCATCCCGATCAGGTTATCCGGGTAAGTAATCCCCCCGGCAATGATGCTGGCTGTCTCGCCGTTGTCGTATGTCACCGCTATCACGATGTCCTCGACATCCTCTGTAACCACATCGCGGAGCGCCGGTAATAGCGCCTCCTGGTTGATCAAAGTTCAGTAGCCCGAACTACCAGGCGTTTAGCAAAGGTCTGCCCGCCAGAGGTGGTGATGGTGTTCTTCACCTCATGGATAGAGCCATTAGAGCCGCCAGAGGCCAGCACAGACACGCCAGAGCCAGAAATGGCCTCGCCAGAGAGGGTCAGCCCGTCACCGTCCCATACGGAGGTAGAAATAGTCTCGCCATCAAGTTCCACGGCCCAATTCAGATTGAGCGTCTGGACACTATCCGGGTCTTTTTCAAAATCAACCGGCTTGCTTGCGGGCTGTGAACCATAATCAGGCATAAGAGACTCGCCCGCGACAGGCGCAACTTTGGCGTATACCTAATAGTAACCTTGAAACGGTCAAAATTTGTCCAGTTTTGCAAGGAGGCTTTTCTCGGCTGATCTAACTCTCGACCTAAAGGTATCCAAACCAATCCCAATCATCCGTGCCTTCTCCCGGTTCTGGACCATCACACCTCTCACCCGGTATATCCCGAACTTCGCCACAATCGCCTCCTCCTGCTCTCTGGGCAGGCTTTTCAGCGCCACCCCGATGCGCCGCATATTCGGCGGTATGTCGATTGTCAGGATTCTGTGGCCACCATTGCCGCACATCCAGTTGGGGTGCAGTGTGTTCGTCCTGGCATAGCCGGATTCTTCCCGTATGCGTTCCATCAGATTGAAATAGGAATAAAGCAGCATCCTCAGCCGTTCTAATCTGCTCAACCTCCCTGACCTTCTCGCATTGCGCGAGGCACTCCTCCCGGAAGTCGGAAAGTTCACCACTCCCGTCGAAATATCCGACGATGTACTCATATTCTGCGTCCTCTCGCCTTTCCGCTGCATCCGCCTCGCGCTTACCCATCATTGGAAACGCCCTGACCGTGCCAAAGCGTGTCGGCCTGTCCTGACCGCGACATACCACCACCTGAAAAACGCCCTCAGACGCGCTGATCTTCTTCCACACCGCCTTTATATCCACCCCGCTTCCCCGGATTTCCTTATTGCCTGATGCGAACCACCAGACAAGCCGGTCTTGTCGGCTGGCTCTGCTCGTTAACGCTGTCGTCATCATCCTTGCCGCGCCCCACCGCCGTTATGTACCAGCACAGCCCCACAGCATCATTTGGATCAATCTCAAAGCGGCACTCGCCAATACTCAAGTCTCGCCAATCCATGTCATCCACGCTCTCGACCGGATGCGGACTTGAATACAGGAAATACCCTTCAACAAAATCACCCGCTGATGGTGTGCAGGTTATCAATACAGCCGCTATCTCAATCATTTTTTGAGCCTCTAAATCGGTAATGGTTTTTACTTCCTCCGCGTGGCTGCGTCCTTTCCACGTTGGGACGGATTCCTGTCATTTGCTCCCACCTATCCGGCCATGAATCGCGGTGTCCGTAAACAACCCGGTCAAACGTCAGTTTTGGATAACCGTGGGTCTTGTCCATTTCAGAACCTCATGGTTGCGAAACGGGTCAGCAATGGGTCTCCCCTATCCTTTGCTATGACCATCGCGGCTAGTTCCTCGGCCCGCTTGCGCTTTTCGCGGGACGCTTGCAGCGCGGCTAGTTCCTCGTCACTAATCGCGGCCTGCTTCTCCCTTTCCCGGTAGACCCGTTGCCGTCGAGACTTGAGTGATGCTGACGAGGCTTTCGGCCAGAACTCAGTCGCCAATTCCCTCAGCCTGTCCTCGTAGTAGTCACCACCGCGCTGCAATGGATACTTCAGCGAGGCCAAACCCTTCTGTGTGTGGTAGCGGCATTGCCTATTGCTCCACCCCATACGCTTGGCAAGTTCTGTGCGGTTAACAACCTGCCCCTCCATCCCGCCATCCAGGACTACCACACAACCCCACTCCAGCTTCTGCCACTCGCCACCATCAATCCGGTAGTCATAGCGGCCTGCCCGCGACCTCCAAGCCCTTGTCTCAATCCGCACCTTCATCCTCCCAATCCTGTAACTGTATGTAGCCGCGCCACCCACTCGCGCGCATTTCTTCCAAAACCTTCACCTGCTCCCGGTAGTGGGCCGCGATCTCCTTTTCCTGCCACTTCGGAATTTTTTTGGGCCGGTTATGCTTCAGCATTAACTCGTCATATGCCGCCTTGCCTAGCCACTCTTTCACCAGTTCAGCGAAAACCAGCGGCCTGTCAGCACATTTCTGGTGACAAGACCGGCAGAGCGCCACCGCATTGCTCACCGTCCACCTTGTTGACCTATGCTTGCGTGAGAAAACGTGCGCGCAATCCAGCATCCCCTTGTTGTGTTCATGGTTAATCCCGCATTGCAGACAGTCCCATGCGAACGACTCGCGAACGGCTAGGCTGAATTGCTTATCGGCCTCTGTGCGCTTAATCCCTGCCACTAGATGCCCTCATAAGCCCGCATCGCATCCTCACCCAACTGGTCCGCGTAATACGGTTTCAGCAGTTCCAGAAACTCCTCGCGCTCGTCCTGATCGCAGTGCGCAAAATCGAGGGGCTTGGTAACTAACTGCACGGTGCAGGACTCAAGCAGGTCGATCAGCGCCTCCATCCCTGTATCGAACCCGCTAGGGGCAATAATCTTGCTGTTGAAGATAAGCCCCCGAATCCACTCAATGGCCTTGTGAATCCTAGTGGCAGGAACGCTAGGCACAGTGGTTTCATAGACCCAACCGATTTGCAGCTTCACATACTCGCGGTGCATCGCCTCAGAGTCGAACTGCTCCTGGTTCTCCCACAAGTCCCGAATCATCCTCTCCACCATGCGCTGGAATGACGGATTGTTGTGACGTTTCAGCACCACGCTGTAGGCAATGTCCTTCTTGCACTTCTTCAGATTCTCGTAGGAATCCTTGTCATCAGGGGAAAGCATGGGGACTATTGCGCCGTCCATCGGGAGGTCAAAGCGCCTGACGAAAGTAGTCACAGCACCGCCTTCCATGTCTCGTAGCGCAGCACCTTCTCCACCGTGCGCTTGTGTACGCCGAACTTCTCAGCCAGCGCCTTCGCCGTGCAGGTCGCGTATATCCGCTGTATCTCAGCCCGCCCCTGCTCCGACAGTTCACGAATCAGCCGCACATCGTCCTCAGTCAGCTTCCGGGTTGCGTTTTCATTGCCGCGCAAGGCATCAGACCGGCTCACAGCGAATAACTCGCGTAGCTGCTCGGCTCCCCGTAGCGGTTACGGTCTCTGACCTTTTTTGTCTTGATGCTGTAGCCCTGCTCCCGCAAGTCGCAGATTCGCGCCGCTAACCGCATGATTCCGTAATCGCGAATAGCGTCCATCGGCGTGATGGAGCCGTAATCCTGCAAGTGACGTAAAACCCGTTCAGTCTGTTTCATTTTTCAGCCTCTCAACGTACTCGTCATAGCCATCAGAAAACTTTTGCTCCCACCACTCCCGCCAGGTGTACTTGCCAGAGGGCGTTGCCTTGTTTGCCTTGTGGTAGATGTATCTCGCTGCGTGGTATTTGGTTTTTTCATGGGGAGTCACGCAAACAAGCGTCCCTGCGCCTGCGCCGCCTCTATGCGTTCGCAAGCAATGTCGAAGTATTTGCGCTCTAATTCGATGCCGATGAACTTCCGGCCTAAGTTCATGCAGGCGACTCCGGTTGTGCCGCTGCCCATGAAGGGGTCAAGAACCATTTCACCGCTTGTGTGTCCGACCGCCCACTCCATCACGCCCACAGGCTTCTGCGTTGGATGGTCGCCGCGTGACTCCTTGTTTGCACGCAACATACCGTTCCACATATAGCGCTTCAGCCGGACAGCCTTATCCAGATTCGTCCATGCTAATTCTGCGTCAGCAAAATCGTTCGCGCCGTTTTCCTTGTCCCACACAAGCCAGCATTTTGCCGGCGGTAGTTCGTAATAGTTGCCGCCGAAAATAACCACTTCGTTTGCTATTTCGTGCGCATACGGGACAAACTCCTGCACCGGCCTTTCATCCCATGTGTCGCAGCCGTAGTCTTTAGACTTAGCTAGCTTGTCCCGCGATTTGTGGTTTTTGCTACTTTCCCCAATCCCATATGGCGGATCAGTTACCACAGCATCAACCTTTTCCAGCGTCGGCATAACTTCCATGCAGTCACCGTGATATAGCGTGGCGTTGCCGATAACTACTTTTTCCATCACACCAACCCCGCTATGACAAAGCCCGCGACAATCCAAAAGGCCGCGCCTTCCAGGTAGCCCTCACGCATCCACAGCGCAAAGCCGGTGATGAACAGGATGAGGAACAGGATGAGGGTGGTCACGACACCAACCCCGTGAACCAGACCAGCGCGATGAGTGCGAACAGCAGGGAGAGGAAGAGTCTCATTGCTCCATACCCCGAAACCCACCGTGACGGGCTTTCAATTCCAGGTCGTGTAATTCCTGCATCGACTTGCCCGCTATCAGGTCACGCGGCACCCCTGCCCGGATTGCGTCCGTTTGTGCATCGCGGAGGGTGTATTCGGGGGCGGGCAGTTTCGGAACGTCCATCTGGTGCAGATGCAGACAGGCGCGGCGAAACCGCTTGCGACTCGGCGGCCTCTCATCGTCATCGTCATCCAGTGACTTCAGTCCACGAATAATCTGCTGGTCGGTCAGTTCGTTGATGGTCTGCAACCAACGACCCTGCGGCTCGTCGCCGTTCATGGTCAGAAAGCCGGTGCCGAAAATGTCAGTAAGTTGCAACCACACCTCCATCGCCCTCTGATTCGGGGTCGTATCCAGCCTGCTTGCGGAGGCGCTCCCTTGCTGCATCGAAGGGAGATTGACGCTTGCCAGTTTTTTCACGGCTCTGCTCCTTGAGGGGGAATAGCCCCTTCCAAGTGTTTCGGATGGATTGGTCTACGATTTGCCGCTGTTGGGCAGGTTCGTAGTCGCGAAGGAAGTTCGCTGTTTTGGTGATCGTGGCTTTAGCGGGCTTGCCACGTTTGTAGTCAGCCCACTCATCCCACGCTTGGGGGTCAATGCCATCAGGCGCATCCCCCCAGTTACTTCTATTCAGTACTTGCTTAATATCAGTACTTACTTGTGTCGGATTAACCGTCGCCGGATTATCCGTCTCCGGTAAACCCGTCAGCGGTACATCAGTGATGGTGTATTCCACCTCTCCAAGAGTCCCGTCTGGATTGCGGGATTGGCTGCGAGTCGCGTAACCGTATTCGCACATTTCTGCCAGCATTGAGCGAACCGCATCCCTGCCCGACTTGCCCGTCTTTTTGCTGGCAAGGTGTGTGACAGAAACCTCCCAGTGATCGGGCTTAGACAGCAGGTAGGCCAGCAAACCTCTGGTCTGCCAACGCAGCCTAGAATCCTCAATCGCCCGCCTGTCCATCAGCAGGAAGTTGTCGCTGTAGTCGCGGCGGCGGCGAATCACAAAAAAGCCCTCTGAACGAGGGCACACGCACCCGACAAAAATAAAAACGCCCCCGCACCGAAACCGATACGAGGGCAGGCACTACGGGACAAGGGAGACTGACCCGCGTTAGGGGATACGCGACTGCCCGTAGTTAAACTTAATCTGGCCGTTACTGGCGCAAGCATCCTGTGATGCAATTCCCTTCCCCTTTGCACAAAACACCCTCTCGGGTTATTCGCTACCGTTCCTGCAATTTGAGGGGGTCAAGTCCGTACTGCTCACCCACCCTCTTGGCAAACTCGAAACTCAGAAACCCGCGATTGACCTGCCAATAGACCGTGCGCCGTTTAAGGCCGGTCTGTTCAGCTAAACGGGCTGTATTGCCCGCCAGTTCTAGCGCTCGTTGAAGTTCTGCATTTGCCACAGCGCAAGATTGCCATAATGCTGCTGTATATGCAAGACTTTGCTACTTGTAGGCAGATAGAATCCCTCGCAGAAGGGAGAGGCCATGCCAAACGCCAGAGCAGTCAGCGACCTGACATCCACCATTGCGCTTCAAAAGGCTGTGGACAGGAACAACACCACCCTCGCGCAAGTCAGGCGCGACATGGTGAAGGCCGGCTTTTTTTCGGACAGGACTTTCGGCTACCGCCTACAGCTTGGCGGCTGGAAGGCCGATGAAGCCAAGTGGTTAGCGCAACGGCTCCCTGGATTGTCCCGCACCGCCCTGCTCGACCCGAAAGCAGCACCAGAGCCAGTAGACTCCGAACTACTGAGCGAGTGCTACCTGATGTTCATTACCGCACTCGCGGAGGATGACCTGCTAGAGCATCTGACCCCGGACAGGCAAGCTGATGCCTTCTCCGCTTGGTTTAGGCAATGTAACGCGATTGGGACGGCAGACCCCTCCATCCTGCACGACTGGCTGCGAATCCTCGCGGAGAAGTGACCGCGCTAGGCTGGCAACTCGCTGATCGTAGTAGTCGAGGGCTTCATGGTACTTACCCACCCCTTGAACGGTTAGAAAAGCGCCCACCAGAGCGCCTGTAACGCTCGACACGGCCATAATAGCCAGCCGCCGCCTAACCTCCCGCTGCTCCCTGTCCTTTCGCGCTACAGCGGCTCCTGACAGCGCCTCCAAGAACTCTGAACGGTTCCTCTCGTATCCCATCAATATCCTCCCGTAATTGACGCGATACAACATATACCCCCCCCCTAACGCGCTGCAATAAGCATTTCTGCTCTTTTCGCCCATATATGGCATGGGTAAAAAATAAAGCTGCAATCTGTTGCACTTTCCGCAGCGTTATGGCAATCTGTCTCCACAGTCAACGGGAGATAAGCAATGGCAACACGTTCACGCGATTTAGAGAACCACATGGTTGTTGGGGATGTCGAGCAAGGCTCGACTCTCGACAATCACTCGGATGAGGAACTTGTGAACCTCTATCTGGAATCCCTCAAGGATGACCGCGATGTGATGGCAGACCTCGCATCGGAAATCTTCTACGACCCGGACGCGGCCCGCACCTTCGTATTCAAAGCCCTCGACCGTCTGAACATTCATGACGATGAGTGGCTGATGAACCACGCCAGAGGAATCATCGTGAACTTCTGCCGCGACATGGCTGTGGCATGGGCAAAGGAACGTGAAGCTAACGGGGAGTGGGAACAATGAGACTCCGCGAATTACTCAAAGAATACAGCTACGGGCAGATTGCACTCGGCATCGCACAAATGTTCGTGGCCGCTTTCGTGATCTACGCCTATCTGGTTTTTTTACTGGCACTTGGAGGTGTGAAGTGAATCACGATGAATACCACCAGCAGCAACAGGAGCAACAGCAAATGGACGAATTCACAGTAACCGTCATGCAGCGCGAATACCGCTGCGTGACATCTGGCGACGGTTCCGAATTCCTGATTGAAGCCTGTTTCGATGATGCAGGCCGGGAGATTGAGGCCGATCTGGACATCTATGACGCGGCAATGATTGAGCGCATTGAGCGCCTTATAACAGCCGCCGACATCTTGGGAGACAACGCATGATTATCAAATCCGACAGCATCACGAAGATTTCAGCCGCACTCGGCAAGGCGCAGAGCCAGATGGGCAAAGCCATCACCGAGTCCGTTAATCCTCACTTCAAATCCAAGTACGCCGATCTGTCTCAGGTGCTGGATACCGTCCTGCCGCCGCTTAATGCGAACGGCATCGCCCTGACGCAATTGCCGGGGAGCCGTGACGGCCTCGTCACCGTGACCACCATGCTACTGCATGAGTCCGGTGAGTTTATCGGCATGGAAGCGGCTATGGCTCCGGCCAAACCCGGCCCACACGCCTACGGCAGCTGCATCACCTACTTGCGCCGCTACAGTGCTGCGGCGGTCTGTGGGCTGACTCAGGCCGATGATGACGGCAATCAAGGGCAGGGCAAGGCCGCCGTGGACACATCCGGCGCAGAGCAAACCCTCCGCGCTGCTGCGATGAAGTCCTATGATGACTTTGCCGCTGCATGGGGCGCGCTGGATGGTGGTGTCAGGACTGCGATCAGCGAGGGCAACCCGCAACTGATTGCTGAACTGAAAGCACTCTGTCAGGAAGCGGCATGAGGCTGACATCAAGCAACTTTGCCGCCGCTATGGGGCTGTCGCCGTGGATGTCCCGGCAGAAACTTTACCGCGTGATGGTGGGCGAGGAAAACCGCGACCCACTAAACGCGAATATGCAATGGGGCATCGACAACGAACACCGCGCCGTTTCAGCAGCGGAAGCAATCACCGGCTTGCTGTTCATGGAAACCGGCGAGAACCAGGTGCATCACGCTCTGGACTGCTACGGCACAACCCCGGACGGCAGGTTTCGCGCCACAGGCTTAGAGGTGAAATGCCCGCAGAAACTCACGGACGAGGTTCCAGACCACTACCTGCCGCAAGTGCAGGGGCAAATGTGGATTGCTGACCTTGACCGCGTGGTGTTCTGCCAATGGACACCGGACGAGTCACGCGCATGGTGGGTTATTCGCTCTGACGAATACATTGATGCCATGCAGCCCCTTCTCGCTGATTTTGTCGCCTGTGTGGAGTCCGAGACACCACCCAAGCGCCGGAAGAAGCCCGTATTACCCACAATCGAAACGCAAAGGATAGATCATGCCTGACCATTCAAACGACACCAAACTCGCGCTCTGGAAGAACAACAATCGCCAGAAACCCACGCAGCCCATTCTCAAAGGCGGCAAGCCGCAGACCATCAATGGGCAGGAGTTTTGGGTAAGTGCCTGGATTAACGCGCCGAAGGATGACCCTGCACTCGCTGAAGCGATTGAGCGGATGGTGGATACCATGACGAACAAGAACGGGAACTACCCGCTCGTCACGGTCAGCCTGTCGCCGGTTGAGGGTCAGGGGTATGCACCGTCCACTGCCCCCGCACAAGGCGGGTTCGATGCGCCGCAAGACGAAATCCCATTCTGATGCGCACCACCCTACTCCTGCTCTGCTTCTCCACGCCAGCACTCACCACCATGAGTGCGTTGCCGTGTGAGCCGCAGAGCATGGAGTGGTTCGTATGTCTCGACATCCACACGCACATAGATCGGCAGTGGTGCGAGACAGAACACGGGTGGGAAGGGGAAAATCAGGTAAAAAAAAACGGACAAGAGCGGCAACTCTTCATCCGTTTCACATCACCAGTGTCCAAGGTAAAAGCGCCGAGAGCCGTCGCGGTCTGGGTGCTCTTGTGACGAGGAACTATGTGACCTAACACTTTAATCATAGTTCCTTTAAGGTCGATTGTAAAGACCCCTGTCACAAGTTCTGTGTTCGCCGCGACGCAGTGAAAGACAGAAAGGAGCTCATATTATGAGTACTTCTACCGATGACTATTTTGTATACACCGAGAAGGGGTTTGTGCCGAAGTGACCTACCGCGTCCTCGACCTCTTTAGCGGTATCGGCGGCTTTAGTTTAGGCCTGGAGCGAACTGGCGGCTTTGAAACGGTCGCTTTTTGCGAGATCGAAGAATGGCCTCGCAGGATACTGGCAAAGCATTGGCCCGATGTTAAGCAGTATACGGACGTAAGAGAACTGACATATGAGCGACTCGCAGCAGACGGAATTGCAGTTGACGTTATTACCGCAGGATTCCCCTGCCAAGACATTTCCACCGCAGGTAAAGGCGCGGGTATTGAGGGCGAGCGGTCAGGGCTCTGGTCAGAAGTTGCCCGACTTACTGGCGAACTACGACCCAGATACGTCATCCTGGAGAACGTCGCAGCGTTGCTTGGTCGAGGGCTGGACAAGGTTCTCGCAGACTTGGCCGAGATCGGGTATGACGCGGAATGGCATTGCATACCAGCTTCCCACATTGGCGCCCCTCACCGCAGGGATAGATTCTGGTGCTTGGCCTACGCCTCGAGCGAACAGCGCGATGGCAGCGACCATTACACCCGAATCAGCGCACGACCCGAAGCGGCGCCTGAATCTGGAAACTGTGGTGGGGCAGAGGTTATGGCCCACGCCGACAGCCCGCGACTACAAGGGCGGGCGCACACCGGAAGCACTGGAAAAATCAGGGCGCGGAGCCAGCAATTCACTAAACGATGCGTTGACCGTGAACAACCAGCATGGACAACTGAACCCCGCATGGGTCTGCTGGCTGATGGGCTATCCGCTGGACTATCTCGATCTGGATGGCTGGCAGAACCCGGAATTGGAAGGATTGCCAGCGGAGTACCTGACCGAACCCAAAAGCTGAAAGCTTTGGGTAATTCCATCGTGCCGCAGATGGCGACACTGATAGGTCAGGCCATTATTGAAATGGAGCAGGGCAATGACTGAGAACGACTACGTGCTACTGCTTAGTGCGTGTTGGATGATTATCTTAATTGTGCTGACGCGATGGCCGAAATGACTAACAAAATCCTATCGCCCGCCGAAGTGGCTGAGATACAGGCGCGGCATGATGCTGACCATGAAGTAACTAATGGATTGCAGCTATTACGCGACCGCGCCGCCCTGCTGGCCTCGCATGAAGCGTTGCGGGCTGAACTGCTGAACCGTGACGCTATACAACTGCCCGACAAAGACGCCGAACTGGATGCCGCCCATAAAGAGATAGCGCGGCTGCGGGACGCCCTGAAGTTAGCAGGGACGTTGCTGCGACCTTCTCAAAAAGAGTGGCTGATAAAGCGTTCTGATTGGGAAGGCTACAAGGACATAGTGCCGGAGTTGCTGAAATGACCACCAAGCACAAGCGCCCTGACGGGCATAAACCGAATTGCCCGCTCAACCGCCCGTCATGGGAAGCGCCCCGCTATGGCGATAAATGCACCTGCCAAGACACCGCGCCCCTTGTAACAACGGAAGAATCAGGCGCGAGAAACGTAGATGTTGACAGGTTAATGGAAATGCCAGCGGGGCAGAAGGTTCTGGATGATGTCGCGGGACTGCGGGAGGCACAAGCGCCCACGGATGCGGAGATTGAGGCAGCGATTGATGCAGTTCGCTGCTTTCCTGACAGTCCTGAAGGTTGTTACGAATGGTGGCCTAAGCCCGCAGTCGAGGAACTACTCCGCGCCTACCGCGCCAAGTGTGCGGAAGTGGATGCATTGCGGGTACAGGTAGATGGCCTGTGCAGTACGCTGCGCGGCTCAAAGCAACATCACGCCGCCGAGAAACAACGCGCTGACCGGCTGGCTGAGTATGCGCGGCATAAACTGCACTGCGTAAGGCTTGACCCTATGGAAACAGAAACCAAATGCAACTGTGGCCTTGCTGAACTGATGGAGGGTGAGGTTCCTTGTGACTGAGTTGCCTAGCCGATTAGAGGCGGGCTACATCCGCAAATTCCGACCGCTATACAATGTGATATACAACCATGATTGAATTACCAAAACTCTACACGGATGCAGAGGCCGCGAAGCTGCTGGATGTGAGCAAAAGCACGGTCAAGCGGTTGCGGCTGTCGGGGCAGATTGGCTCCATCAAGATAAGCCCGCGCAAACCACGGATTCGGAGTGACCAATTACAACAATACATTGAAGATATGAGGGTTGACCCATGCCCGAAAGATTCCAGATCGGAGACTACTGGCTCTCAAAGAGGAAAGGCCGCAAGTTCTGGCACAGAACGTGGTTCGACCAGAAAACTAGACAGACGCGCAGGGAGTCACTTGGTACAGAATCTTACGAAACCGCCAAGAAAGCCCTTGCGGAGTGGTACGCCAAGCACGGCGAGTTAAGGAAGGAAGCCCCGGAGTCGGTGCTTCTGGATGAACTGCTGGCACGGTACTACGAAGGCCACGCGATACAGACCGCGAGTGCCGAGCAAGCCTATTACGCGATTCAAAGGCTCTCCGCGATGCTTGAGGGCATCACCGTGGCAGAGTTCGACCACGCAGAACAAACCCGCTTCATCACCGAGTGCCGCGATGAGGGGCTGTCAGACGGGTATATCAGCCGCACGCTCACCGTGGCGAGAGCCGCGATAAACAGGGCATACAAGCGTGGAGAATTGGCCTCTGCCCCATTTGTGATGTCAGCAGGGGAAAGCCCCGCGAGGGACAGGGTGCTGTCTGCGGAGGAAATGGTCGCATTTCTGAGCGCGATTGATCGCCCTGTTATCGCCCATTTCTGCCTGTGGAGCCTCAATACCACAGCAAGGCCGAGCGCCATTCTGGAGCTAAAGCATTTTCAGGTGGACAGTCGGGCGGGATTCGTTGCCCTCAACCCCCCAGGGAGGAAGCAAACCAAGAAGCACCGCCCCACCGTTCCCCTCACGGACTCCATGCGGGCGCTATACAGCCGTTTTAACGGCTCCGAATACGTCATAGGCAAGCGCCTACAATCCGTCAAAACGCCCTTTAGGACGCTCTCACGGCGCTCTGGCGTGGACAGGGTGACACCCTACACGTTACGGCATACGATGGGGGCAGAATTACGGGCGAGAGGGGTTCCCGCATGGGAAGCTGCGGGCATCATGGGTCACAAGATCGGGGGAACTACAGAGATCTATGCCAAATACGCCCCGGACTATCTCAGCCACGCACGACAGGCGATTGATGCCTATATGGGTGAAATCCTGCCGCACGTTGCATGGGTCGAGGGGTGGCACGCAGATGGCACGCACGGCGCGGTAAGTCTTTGAACTGTATGAGCCGTTATTGCCCCTCAAATAACGTAAATACCTGTTATTATTGGGATTCACCGACCTTGACATGGTAGGGGTCGGCAGTTCAATCCTGCCCGCGCCTACCAATCTTATCAATAGTTTAGACGGCAATCAGCAAAACCTGCGCACCCTACTGGCACGCAAGTGGCACGCAGAGTGGTATTCTGCAAAGAATCGACTGCTGTACGCCTATCCACTACTGGATGCCCGTACAGGCATCAATCAGTACAGAACGGTTATTCCGCTTGCGGTCGTCCCTGTGGCGTAAATCCGTTTCACGTTGGCGGGGAATACGCCGCCCGCCGACACATAGACAGGGACGTTGGATGAGCCATTTTCCCAATCGGCGTAAACCAGACCGGAGGACTCCACGTTAATACCTCGCGTGACCGAGAAGGTTGCCGAATCGCTAGGGGTGATACGAACCGCGCCAGATGCGGGCCTGTTGCTGCTTGTTGATGCCATGTTAGATACCTATTCCAAATGAACCATTGCCGCTGCCGCTCTCCGGCTTTGCCGCAGCAGATCGGTAGTTAGCCACCAGCGCGTCAATGTCGGCCTGGGGAAGTTGCATAATCCTGTCGCCCGTCACCCGACTGTCAGCAAGCCAGCCCGTTAGGTTGGTCGGCGTACCGTTCACGCGGAAGTAGTTAGCGGTTGCGGAAGCCGAGTCAGGGATGATGTAAAGGTTGTTGTCAAAATTACAGACGTTGCCAGTATCCACCGCCGCCAAGAAACCCCCAATATCGGAAACGTCCTGCACAATCACCGTATTATTCTGGATGGTCGCCGCAGTCGTGTTGCCCGTCTGGTTGGTTACATGGAGGATGCCAAGAACGCGCTGCAAGACACCAGACGACACAACGCAGACGTTATTCTCTACAGTCGCGCCAGCAACGCCCTTGATGTAAATGCTCGACCCGTAGTTGTCAAAAAGCAGGTTGCCCGTACATTCGCAACTGGTCGTTTCGTTGAGCAAGATGCCAACATATGAATCACGGCTAACATTGCCAGAGCAAACGCCCGTAGTCTGGGTGCGCATGGCAATGTTATGCGGAGTGCTGGAAAGGTAATAGCTGCCCGTCACATGGTTTCCGACAACTGCGCCGCCGCTAATGTATGAGTTAGTGGCTGGCGAATCACCGTACCCGATGCCATAACCCGCCGGGGAATCGAAGTGAATCACGTTATCGGCAACCGTTGCGCCCGTTGTCGTGTAGGTGCTTTTGCCGAGTATCTGGATGCCGAAGGCTTCATTAGCTGTATGCGTGTGCGTGAACTTGAAATTACAGTTACGCACCACAGGGGAATCCGTGCCATACATAAAGATGACAGGACAACCTCCGGGGGTCGCGGAGAAGTCCACATTGCCGAAAACGCCATCAACAAAACCGGATACGCGGAAAGTGGCTGTATTTGCCCTCTCCACGCGAACGCATGACGCGGAGCTTGTTAGCAGGGTCGTGCCGTTTACATCCAGTTTACGGACGTTGACAACCTGATCGCCCGAAGTGCCGGGGCCGGTTGAAGTTGTTGAAACGCCGCCCTGGGTGTCTCCGTCAATCTTGCAGTTAATATACTCCTGCACACCAGCAGGACGGTCATTGTTGAAGTGCATTGAAGTCGCACCCCTCGCGGTGACGTTAATCCACTGCATGACCTCAGAAGCCGTTGCGCTGCCCGTAGTATTAAAACAATAGGTACAAAGCCCCTCACCGTCCACCGTCATATCCCGCCAAGTCGGCTCATCCGTTGTTGTGGTAGATGCAGACAGGTAAACAATGCGAACTGAGTGGGCGGGGTCTTTCCTGAGAACGGTAGAACGAGACTCGCCCTTAACCGTCACATCCTTCGTTGTGTTGATGTAGTTGCCCGAAGGGATGTCATACTCAGAACCGAGAATAACAATCGTGTCGCCATCACTCGCCGCCGCTTCCGCAGCGCCGTATGTAAGGTATGGCGTAGCCGGGTCAGTCCCGTCGAGCGTGGCATCATCACCTAGCGGGGCTTCTGCAATGTAATATGTCGGCATTAGGCCGCATCCTCAACAATGTAATCTCTGTCCTGGCACATCAGGCGAATCTGCCCCTGTGCCACCTCTAGCGCGTGTTTCAGCGCCACGTTCTCTGCACTCACTTCCTCAAGGGTTAAGTGCAGTTCGTGAATCTGTTTTTTCTGGCTATCAACCAGTTCCGTTAGACCTTGTTTCTCGTAGTCCATAACCGCCCCTCCAATCTGAGTTCAGGGCTAAAAGATAGGCTTGCATCTCGTAGTAAGATCGCTCGCCGGTTTCATTCAGGGCTTCCATACCCGTGAATTGATTGCAGCGCGGGCCGTTCTTCTCTTTGGGAAGGCCGCACTGAAGGCAAAGGCGGTAGAATTTCAAGCCTTGACCTCTTTAACCGCGTCAATCTGCCCGCCGCGAATCTCCGCAATCAGGTAGCCGGTCGGCATCGGCTCATACATGGCAACGCGGGCATATTCCGCATACCGCATGAAGGAGCCGGTTCTACAAAACCAAACCTGTGACCAGTGTTCGTCACCGTTCTCGTCGTACTCCATCCCGCCCTTCTGAGTCCCGTAAAGGTCATGCGTGTGGCCTAAGTGGTACAGGTCGCAGTTGGGGTAGACGTTGCGGAGTTTGTGAAGCTCTAAGAGGGTGTTCTTGGCCCCCGACTTGCCATGCCCGCCGCAAATCTTGATAACGCCCTCTGGCGTCTTGTACTGAACCACAGTCGGCACAGTTGAATAGTTGACACCCAACATCCCCGTCAGGATTAAGTCAGGGTCAATCCCGACCCTCGGCAGTATCCTTTTGCCGCCGTGATTGCCGGAGTAAATCAGGTCAATCTTGTCCTTCACCGGCTGGAGCGCATTGCCCGTCCTGACAATCTGATGGTCAATGTCAGAGTCGGACGTTCGCCCGCCATCGTGATAACCAGGGGGAGTTACCTCCATCTGGTCGCCACCGATAATCATTCGGGCTGTCGGGTCTGCCTCAACCCGCGCAATCATCTTGCGAAGCCCTGCGTAATCGCAGACCTCTGCCCCGCAGTGCCAATCTGAAGTCAGGTAGAGGTCAAAGTCCGAAGGCGCGTCAACTACTAATCCCTCAGAGATTGGTAGTTGGGTAGTACCTCGGTTTCTGTATTCCTCGTAATTCCTCCCCGCCGTGGTTTCACCTGTCGCCGCATCAAATAGACGCCGGTAGGTGGTGCGGGGGATGCCTAACAGTTCAGCAGCGGCGGTTTTGTTCTGCCCTGCCTGATGAAAGGCGCTTATGACTTCTTCATGTGTTGCCATATCTACGGGACTTCTCCGCATGATGAAAGGCTTGGCCGACACGCTCCACAAAGGACTCATCGGCAGACAGGTCTGAGTGACCCGTCAGGTCGAGGATGGCGTGGGTTACTTCATGGTAGAAGGTGGCGAATATCACATCGTTGGGAACACCCTTCCCTAGTGACTGCACCCGAATCGTGTTTGTCCGGTTGCACCAATCGCCAAACCTGTCGCCAATGTTGGCGAGGTTATCCACTTGCTCGACTGTAATCTTGTTCCCCAAAATCTCTATTGATGTGGGGAGTTTTCTCATCCTAAAAACTTCCAGATAAGGCCGCAGTTAGCGACACCGTATGCGCCAAACGTCAGACAGCCCGCGTAGTCACCCTCGCGGAGCATCAAAACGCCAGAAATCAGATAGCAGATGGTCGGTATGACCAGCAGCCAGAACGTCACTTCTTCCAGTTCGCCGCGATGTTCTTAGCGAAGTAGAAGCCAACCACAAGGTAAAAGACCGGATTAACCACCGACTCCATGAAGGCCAAAACAGCCTCCGCTATAGGGGCAAGGCCGACCAGCGTTAAAAGCAGGAGCGTGATGGCAGATACAACCCACACCGCCGTGATCGCAATGGCGATGATTCGACGCGAAAGGTTCTGAGGCTGTGTGGCTTCCAGGTATCTCAGGAACCACTCAGACTGCTCCTCTTTGGTAAACCACGCAGCATCCGCGCCCTTAATCACCGCATCAGCCACCTTCGTAGCTTGGGCGGGCGTGTTAAATATCGCCTTGAGCGCCTTAATCATTGCCCGCTCTCATTTTTATCGACCGTACTTCGTCAATGACTTGCTGACTCAGGCGCTCAATGCCTTCCTGCCGCCCTTTGACAACACCGAAATCTTCCTTCAATGCAGCGAAGTTTTTATTCGCTTCAGCCAGCCCTTCCTCGCATTTTTTGTGCTGTGCTTTTGTGTCCTTGTACTGTCCTTTAACATCCCGCCACAGGTAGACGATAGCCGCGCAAAGCCCGCCAAAAGCGGGAATGATTAACTCAGCGTAAATAAAGGTAGCGGGCAGCATTAGAACACCATCAAGATTGTGAGACAGATAGCGGCACTCGCTGTCGCCTTAGCGATCAGCTTGAGCAACTCCCACTTCTCTTTTTTGCTAATCATGATGGGATACAAGTGGAAAGAACCAGCCACAATGCCCGCCGTTTGTCGGAAAGGCACGTTACTCAGGACTCCGTTCTTGAACCAAAGTGGCGCACTGCTTGAACCAATCATCTCATGGAACCACGCAAGCCCCCAGTAGACGTTATCCACAACAGCGCCCGTAAAGCCGATGGTGATGCCGATAATCAGCATCTCTGTCTCGCTCATCTTATCAACGGGCTTTCGCAGGGAAGCGAGAGCGCGAGGCGAGTAGTACCAGACCACCAGTACGCCCAATATTACTGTCGGCACGGTAAGCACGAGGCTTACAAACTCAGCCGATGTGTAAAACATATCAATCATTTTATGTAGCCCAAACTGTCTGCAATGCGTCAATCATGACAATCCTCAGCGAGAACCCCATCACGCATTGCCTTAGCCAATCTGATAGCCCTGACGCCAACCTGCTTTGCCCACAGGCTGTCAAGCATTTCATCGGCTGCTGTTACGTAGTCTGCAACGGCCAGGGCTTGCCACATCCGCTTAAACTTATTAAGCCTGGGGATGCCTAAGTTGTAGGCCATCTCCGTTAGTACATCCTTACGGGTCTGGGTCAGTTCATCCCAACACTGACGCTGGCGTAATGCGAAAGCGCAATTAACCAGATCGCGTTTAAGAAAAAACTCCGCGAAGTGTTCAGGGAAGTCGGACAACTCCTGAAGGTTTGTCCCGTAGCCAATTGTCCAGACGCCCGCGCTGCACTGGTAAGCCTTATTCCGATAGCCTTCGTGACGCTTCACGCTGGCTATCAGTTCGTTGCTAATCACTGATCGCGCAGTTCCCTGGACATTTCCTTATGCCCACCTCATAAACACGACGCGGTTGCCGGTGGCGCAGTCGCCCGTCAGCGTTCCCGTGAGCGCGACTGTATAGGGGCCAGAGCCTGAAGGAGAGCCATTTACCACGTCCCAATCAGTCACTTCCAGATCGTCGTTCAAAATTCCTACCACGTCTCCGCTGTTCACGGTAGAAGCGTCATCAACCGAGATAGAGGACGCACCGGCGCTGGCGGCAGAGTCAAGCGTGGTGTCTACGGAATTAGTGACAGTCCAGCGGTTTGTGCCATCAACGTCATCCACCGTGAAACCCAAAGGCGCGAAACCCTCTGTCGGCACACCACTAACAGCGTATGGCCCGTCATTTAGCAGCGGGATGTTTGACCGAAGCGTTAACCGGTTGTCGTAGGGTTGGCGTCGAACATAGAGCGATATTGAACCCGCATTAAGGGTGTCTGAGGGCGAGGTCGCGTAAACCTGCAACCGGCACCAAGCAAGATCATCTTCATCCGCCACGACAAAGGACGCAGACTCGACTCCGGTGCTGGAGAAAATAACATTGCCGCTCACCGTATTGACCGAGCCATTTACTGATATGTAGTTCTCTCCGGGTGCGGGAAGGCCAGTTGCCGACCTAACGGGCGATGCTACAGCGCCGGTCGAATCCCACAATTCCGCTCTCAGTCGGTATTGGGGCGTGTTTGAATCAACGGCATCTGTTATAAAGCCGATTACATCGCCCTTGCGGATTCTGAACTTCTTGGTTGAAAGAACGCGGCCAGCGGGAGCACTTGACTGAACAACGGCAAGTGAAGGCTGACGATTCTCATAAACGCCAACAGTGGTGTCAAAAACCAAGTCATCATGCGCCGCATGACCGACCACACTATGCTCTCGCAGAATAGAGTCCTGCTTAACAACGACATTACCAACGCCGTTGTCGGTTATATTGTCATTGTTAATGTTGCCATAGATGGCCTCTGTTGCGTAATCAGAAAACGATGATGTCCAAGTCTGGAATATCTTGTTAAAGCGGGCGCTGCTATCAAAAGTTATCTCTACGGGAGTCTGACCCGAACCACTATTGTACTCAAACCGTAGGTCATACCAGACATTGCTCGACCCGATGTTAAAGTCTATGGACGCGGGAGTGTTGTTCGTTGTGTCCCATTCAAGGTTTCCCCCATAAAAGCGGTTGTGGTTGTGGCCGTAAGTCCCGCCGCAGATGAAATGGCAAAGCCTGTTGATGAAAAACTGGTTTTCGTTAATCCACTGACCCTCCGGAAGGCCAACAGGGCTTGGATTAGTGCCAAATTCAAGCGTATTGAGATTGTTCAGATGGTAAGTCGAGTAAGCCGAGACTCCCGACGCATAAGGAGTTGTTACGTCAACGTCGCCGTAAATCTGGAACCATCCGGTTTTATAAACATGAATATGCTGGCCGTATGCACCCATCACACGAACGGTCGGCGTGGATGCTGAGTCCGTGCCAACAGATCGCTCAACCTTGCCGAACTTCTGGCGCGGATTCGTTGCGGCGTTACGGTTGCCACCGATAATCAGGCCGATGCCTGAGTGAGTAATGTTTAATTCCGCATTTTCTAAATCAATCTCCGCGCCGCGCATATTCACAACAGAAGCCAATGCAAACCGTCCGACGCCCGTTACCCTAGACCCGTTTGTTTCCCTACTCTGTAAAACAGCGGCACTAAAAGCATCAGCAGAATTCGTGCTGTTATCGTCGATAGCACCATAGCGCCGTATATCGCCTGGGCGATACTCAGGGTTCGTAATGTCGCCTGCATTATTGTCGGCAGCGTATTCATCAATACCAGCGGCAGCTTCAGCATCCGTTCTCGGCCATATGACGCTACCGAGATTCGCCTGAGTTAAGGCGCTCGACAAGTCAGCCCACTCCAAGACCTCCTCTTGATACCTGTCATCGCTATAGACAGGCGTACCCGCACCGTCAGCTTGGGGGTACAGGACAACCTTCACACCCGCCCTCAAGTCGGAAGGGTCGAAAAATACGGGGCCAAAACGACCTTGAGAATCCGCGTTTAACGGGTTCGCATTAGCCGTATTCCGGTCATAGTCGGAATAAGTGGTGATCGGTGTACTTGTGCCCGTCTGGTAGAAGCCGAGCGAACCTACAATAGGGTCGCCGTTAGCGTCTACGTGCTGAAGCCGGGAGAGGTGGAGTTTGGTTTGCATAAATTACTGTTTTCCAACAAAAAACCCGCTCAGGGCGGGTTTGTGGGATACTTATGTATATGTGGAGCCTTACGAAAAGAGCCGCGCTGATTTACTACCGAGTAAACCTTGTGGCGATATATGCCGCTCTCACGGTTGCTGCGTTTATGCTGCACCCGCTGTTAGCTGCGCCAACTGCCCTACTGCTTACCTTTGCTGCTGTTCTCGTTTGGACGCCTGAGATTCGGTAGCGCCCAATCCGAGACCTCTAGCCACTCGCCGCAACTCAATACTCAGGGAGCGCATATTCTTAGGAGTCGCCCGCTTCAAAAGCTTTGAGGCAATTTCCGGCTGAAGCATGGCCTCTTTAAGAATCTCGCCAACCTTCGCATCAGGGTATTTGTACATCCAGTTAATAGGGCGCAATAGCGTTTGCACAATAGGATGAACGTCTGTAGCAGTTCTCCCAACCATCGCATTAAGCAACGTAGCAGAGGATATATTCTGGAAGGTATCCGAGCCTGGAGTTCTCAACAGACTGCTATTGATAGCGGAAGCCAAATCCAGATCAGTTGCAACCGCTTCTAACGTGGCCCTTTGCTCAGGGGTTAGCTTTTCAAGGTCGCCATCCACAGCCGCCTTTTCCAAGCGATTGCGGAACTTCGCTTGAGAGAGGAAATCTCTACCAGTAGTCGGGTCAGGAGCCGCCAGCCTTGAGCGGCGACGAATCTCCTGCATAACCTCCATCTGATTAATCGGCCTCGATAGCGAACGGTAACGCTCTAGGTAAGCCTTAAACCCCGGCGCAACCGCATCAATGGCGTTATCAAGCTGCTCACGCACTTCAATCAACTGCGAACGGGCAAGCCGAAAATTAGCCTTCTCCCCCTTGACCTTGCCCGACATCATATCGCCAATGTTCTGACGGATTGAGTAGAGCGTTTCGGGGTCAGTCTCGCCCTCAATGTCATTCCTTACTTGGCGAAGCGCCTCACCAACTGCTGTGCGCTTGCCCTTCGGCCCCGCAAGAATCTCATCAATTTTACTAATGACAGGTGAGACATCCGCATCACTGGAGTTTGCAAAAGACGCATCGCGCATAGGGGATGTCTCTGCATCCCGCGCCTGTTTCGCGGCCTTTACGTCTGCCTTATTGCCAGAGACAGAATCAAGCGCCTCTTGACGAGCCAAGTTCTGCTCTGAAAGTCGCTCACCAAACTCTGTACGGTTCTGCTGTGCAACGCCCTTCTGTAAAGACAAAAGCCCTACATCGCCGGATGCGGGGCCGGTTGTCTGAACCGAGCCGGGGACTATCTCTGTTGCCGCATCCAAAGCCTCCGCAGCCGCTACAGAATCAGACGCCTGATCGCGCAACACCTCTCCGGCAATACGCTCCTGCCCGCTGCGAGTAAAGGGGGCAGCGGCAGCCCTGACGCCCCTAGAAGAGCCCCGCATAGAGCCGAGCGTACCAATAGTAGCGCCGCCGCCAAAAAAGCCACCGCCCATGCCAGCAGCCGTCTGCGCTAACGGAGATGCGCCTTGCTGTCTAGCAATGTCAGCCGCAGCGCCGCCCGTAGCAGCGCCTATAGCCTGTGCTTCGGGGGCTTGTGCTAGAAGGCTGGCAACGCCGCTAGTTACGTCATCAACGCCCTTAACAGATTGCGCCCATCCAAGCGGAACGGCAGCGCCGGATACAGCCCTTGAAGCCGCAGCAACACCCTCCTCCAAACCGCCGTTAGGCTCTGGCAATCCGGCATCAGTCAAGACCTCCGAAACCGCCTCAGACGCGGGCATAAGCCGGTACTCACTACCGGACGCCTCAAGCCCTTGATTGATTAGCGCGTTAAGAGGGTCAGCGAACAGAGTGCCAGCAGATAACGCGCCCTCAGTCACATGGCGAACCGTCAGGCCAAGCTGCCTCCCCAACTGCTCCAACATCGGCAAATCAGCGATACGAGCCGATTCGTCAAACTTCTCAAGCAATTCCCTCGCGGTCTGATCGCGGGCGGGAGCCTCCTGCTTTTCGTCAAATTCGCTTAGTAACTCTCTAGCTGTTTTCATTGATTCGCCAGAAGGTGAGCCTCAAGCCGCCCCTGTTCAGCCGGAGACAATTCATCAACGCCAGGGATACCCTCTAAAACACTAGGCTCATAGTCGAAGGTGGGAACCACAACCGGACGGTAAAGCCCCCTCAGAGATGCGAAATCATCGGGAATAGCTGAGATAGTTTCATTGTAAACCTCAAACTTCCTTGCTTGTGCGCGGGCATTGAGGTCAATAATGCGTAGCATTGCTTTAGGGGTGAGCGAAACCTCACCACCGGCCATAATCTTTGCAAACTCCAAGTCTCGGTCAGATAGCCCTGTGCCGGAACCGAACAGTTTGATAACATCGCCAACCAGTTTAGCCGTAGCCGCGATATATTCCTGAGTCCGTGCCGCGCTGCCATCGCCAAAGCCTAGCGTTTCAAGACCACGAGCAAAAGAGAGGCGCATATCGGCAGCCGTGCCAGAGATTACGCCCTGCCTAACAAGGTCTTTTGCGCGACCAAGAAACAGCATCGTTCCTTCAGCATCTCGAACACCCTGCCTCTGCTCATTAAGTTGGGTAACGGCTTCTTTTGCGAATACCTCTAACCCCTTCTCATTAGCGCCGCTCACGCTCACAGGGACTTTTACAGTCATGCCGCCGCCGCCAATCTGCTTCCACTGGCCTGTCTTGGTGTTCCGCTGGTAGAACTTGTTAGGGTCGCCACCTTGAAGCTGCCCGCCAGAAACCGGCTCAGACCACTCCGGCCCCTCCTGAAACAGCTGCTCCATAGCCAACTCAGGGTTACGCTGCATGATCGTGTTACGCGCCGCTTGATTGGCTGCCTCACGCTCTGCAACCTGATTTTGGATGGCTTGCGCGTACTGGTTAAAGCCTTCCTGCGTAACAGCCCCGCCAATGCCCTCATCAACGGGCAAGCCGTACTGCTGATGCACTTGCGCCTGATAGTCAGGCTCCGGCTGAGTCAGTGTGCCAATGGCCTCCATCGTGGCCTGACGGTCAGCCATCTGGTTACGAGCGGCTTCCATCTGCAAGCCACGTAGATCGGCCTGCTGCTCTCTCGCCGCAAGAATGGAATCCAACTCCTGCCGACGGTCACGAGCGTCGAGGAAACTAGCCCCCGGCCCCGGAGAGGAATTGGCTGAACGGAAAGCCGTGGCAATAATGCTGTTAAGTGCTGCGCCCATAATCTACCTAGTTAGTCGGAGGCATGAACTCATCGCCACGCCGATAAGTTCCGCCTGGAGGGGTGTAAGCGCCCGGACGTTGCGCAAACGCATCGCCCAAGACCCTCGACAAATCTGTGACGGCGTTCTGCCACGCGCCCGCCTGACCCAACTGACCCGCTGCAATCGCGTCACCCGCGCCCACAGTCAAGTTAGACTGTAAAGCAGAGTTATTGCCGATGATGTTGCCAAGCGTCCCGCCTAAAGCGGATGAGGTCTGACCCGTTCCCGCCATAGCGGATAAACGGTTCATGTAGTCGGAGTAAGCAGGGAAAGCGAGATTGTTGCCGACGAACTTACCCAAGTCGCCCGCAGTCACGCCGGACTTCCTCAAGCCCAATGCAGAGGCATTGTTTAAGATCGCGTCCGTACCTTCCTCTTTGGCAAACTGATAGCCTGGGGTATTGGCAATACGCGCCATCTGCTGATTCGGAGCAACATAGTTAGATGCAGGGGCTTGCAGTTCCGACATTGCGGTTGCAATGGCATCCATTAGCTGATCGCGCTCTGGCGTAACGGCACCGCCACGTTTACGACTCTTGCCGCCACCAAGTAGCCTGCCAACCGGCTTTAGGACTTTGCTAAGAAGGCCCATTACTTAGCCCCCTGCTTATAGCCCGGAGACATCAACTGAGCCGCCTTGCGATAATCCGTTGCGGGGGTTCTCAGCCCAAGCATCCCCGCCAATTCAGATCGCGCAATGTTCTGTGAATTGACAGCGGGCGCGTTTAGCAGGATGTTCTGAAGCATGGAAATCTTCGCCTGACGGTCTGCCAGTTGCGCGGCTTCCGTCTGCGACTTAGCCGATTTTTTTGCTGCGCTCTTAGCGCCTTTACTGGCTAAAAACCCGCCGCCTATAGCTCCAGCGGAGCCAATCAGGGCTGCTGTTACAAATGACATTACTCGTTCTCCAACGCATCCAAGTGCGTTTCCGAAATTAAATCCTGTTCTATTTCGTCGGGTTCTGTTTCATTGGTTGCATGAACAGTTACCCAAACCGAATCTTCTAAAATCCTAAAGGCGCGTTTCGTTCCCGCCTTCGTTTTGAACATACATGGCGCTTCCATTAACTCAGCGCCAGAGTTCTCGTCAATCACCAGAGCCTTCCCTTTTAGAATGAAAAGAAAGTGGCTTTTTTTGTGTATCTTGCCCGTAGCGACAAAGCCAGCAGGCATCGCTAACTCGCGCCCGTATAATCCCTCTGCAAAATGGTTTACGTGATCGGGAACTTCTACCCGGAGGTCTGACTGTAAAATCTCATCCTCAACATGGGCAGTAAGTTCTCGGATAAGCAACTTGTCCTCATTGCTGACAACCTGACTAGAAGGCTTGTGCAGCAGTGATGGAGCAACCTCAACACTAGGCAGCGTCATATCTATTCCGTTGGGATGTCATCTTCATAACCGTTCACGGTAAACGCCGTGTCGGCTTGGTCTGATTCAACCGTTACCACATCGCCAGCACTCAAGAGAATGGTGCCAACCTCGGGATACTGGTTAGAACTGTTAAGCAGCACTGAGGCGCTACAAGCAAGGCATTGTTTAGCTGCCGAAGCCTCGCCCGCCTTGCGTATCTTTACGTCAATCGCAGCCGCCGTGACTGTTGCCACGTAAATCCGCACACTAGCGCGCCTACCTGTCGGAACCGTGTAAACGTCCGACTCTGTGGCCGCTGAAGGGACTAGCTGCTCTAATACAACTGAATCAACTGCCATACCACTGCCTTAGAAAATTGGCCTTTTTAAGCATTGCCGTGTTTGATTCAGCCATGTCCTGAACCTGACCCAGAGCCAAAGTCGCGTCGGCTTGAGCGGCTTCAGCCGTTGTCTGAGCCGTTTCAGCCGACGCTTGAGCGGTAGCCGCGTCATCAACGCCCTGATTAACCTTGTCGGAGGTGCCGCCCGTCCTCTCTACAATGTCCTGCCAGTAGGATTGCCATGCAGGGTCAGTTAGAGGGGTTCCGGGTAGCGGTTCCCGTACCTCAATATCCGCCGACACCAATCAAGCCCTCCGCACCGAGAAAATTGCGCTTCACGTTGTCAGAGATCGACACCTCATACACGCGGTTTTTCGCACGACCGAGATTCTGATGAATCGACACCCGTTCCGAGTATTCGCCGGTATCACCCAATGAGCGCCTTAATTCGGGCTGCCAGTTAAAGCCATCGTCAGACCAGCGAACCATGACCTCTGCACCATCGGCTCCGCCTGTCTCAAAGTCGAGATAGATGCCTTTATGGAACAGCCACCTGTTACCTTCAGCGACAGGGGCAGACACCATCTTAAAGACCACCTGGGAACCAAACTCCGTATAAGTGTCCTTATCTAACTCACCCACCTTCGATGATTCAGTGTCGAGAATGTAGGTCTTACCATAGGCTCTAACCGCATCCGAACCGCGCCAATGGCCTACGCCAAAGGATTCGCGCTCATTCCATAAGCCCGTCACAAAGGAGTATTCCCAAGTCTTACCCTCAGTCGGGAAGGTCAGGACATACACACCCCTACCGGCATGGACATAGGTAAAGCCGTAAGCATCGTCTACGGTCGTGTAATTCTGGAACTCAGTCTCGACGCCCTCGGTTGAAATCTTAGCCAACTGGCCTGAAATCATACGGACAGTCAAATCATCCGCTAACCAAACCGCGATATTGTCGAGTTTTGCAGGGCTGTTCTTCGCCGCGCACCCAACGTCAAACACGCCGTTGGGGAAGCGCACAAAAGGAAATGCCCCGCCTCTAAGCCCCCAGACCTCCGTAGAAGTCTCGCCAAAGAAAATCACGTTAGTCGAGTCGGTTAAGACTGCAATCGTGTTATCCGGCTGTGCTTCAGCCGTGGCGAAGTCCAGGGCATCTATGTCATTCGGGTCATCAGGAGCCGACACATAGAAAACGCCCGTATTCGGCTTCACATAAATGTAGTAACCAGCCAGCCACGCGACATCAGAAGCGCCCTGAAAGTTAGAATCAGTGACCTTCGTAATGTTCACCCCGTCAAAGATGTGAACTTGGTTATGGGCACAGATAGCAACCGTTTCACCCACGGCAATACGGCACCTATCCGCACCCGGAACGGAGCCAACTAAGCTGTTCCCGCCCAGAGAATTGACGCGGTAAAGCTCATCCCCGGAAACCACGTATAGGAAGTTCTGATAATAAAAAGAACCCCTTAACGGACCAGAGCCAACCGTCACGAAGTCCTTAACGCCGGGAGTCCCATAGATCGGGGTCTGCGTCTTGGAGCCTTCTGGCGACTTCTCCATGTACCCGTTAACAAGCCTCTGCCGTGAGACAAGCCGTGACGAACTCAGGTACGAGTGAACGGCAAAGGGAATCCGCATCAGAAGTAACTGGTCGGTGCCGTGTAGTCCACGTAATCAGCGGCTAACAGCTTTCTTAGCTGCCTCTCAGCCAATGACGCAGAAGGCTCAAACAGACCGCCCTCCACCTTCAGTTTCGCCAAATCCTCTTGCGGGATAGCAAAGTCATCAGCCAACTGATACGCCACGATAGCGGTCAACGGAATGGCGAACTTGTCGGGGATGGCCTCAGTCACACCCCACTCAACAAGACCCTCAGAGAGCAGCATGGCGTGAACCTGGGGATACACGCTCTGCACCCGCGCAAGGTCGCCCGATAACGCCGCACCATTCGGCGGCACTACCTTCAGCTTACGCAGGACATTCTCGTAAAAATCGTTGAGGGTCATGTATAGAATCCTGAGAGGTCAGGGCGGGGAAGCCCCCGCCCATCCCTCAGTTAAGGTCTAGCCTTAAGCGTCAGCAGGCGAAGAAGTCCAGACGGTTACAACACCGTTGTCCTTCAGATCGTCCGTATCAGCGGAGCCTGAGCCAAAGGTCAGTTTCTCAATGCCGCGAATTTCTTCGATAGCAACGCCCTGCTTATCACCGTAGTCGAAGGTTTCCTGCTTCGACGTAGTGCGCTTGGCCCAACCCATGCCGACAGCCTGTGCACCGCAAAGGAACGCGGGAGCAATCGGGGCCGATGCAGCGCCAGAGTTCTCCACAAGACTGTTCATGTCGGAGATGTGGCGAACAATCACGCCATCCCAAAGGATTGACTCACCCGAAAAGATCGGGTTCTCCTTGCCGCGAACATTTGCATCAGTGTTCGAGGCTTTGAGGTCAACCTTAAGGTCGCGGTACTGCTGCGAGTTGACGAACATCACATACCACTCTTCGTCACCGTTCACCGTCACCGGACGGATTTTCGGGTCAGCAGAGAGGGCAATGCGCTTCGCCAACGAAACGATGTCACCACTCAGCGTCATACCAGCGGTAACTGCGGCAAGGTCGGTCGCATGAGTCGTGTAACCACCGTTACCAATCGCATCACCGAACAGAACGCGGTCAGCGTTGTCCACCAGCCAAGCATTACGCGCAGCAGCATTAGCCGACCCGTAAGCCGTGCCGTTGATGCTGTGGAGGGCGGCGATGATGTCATCGCGGGTCTGCTCCATAATCCACGTTTTCAGCGTGGCGCGGGCTGCGTTACGGAGAGAGATAGCGGAACGCTGTTCCTCCATTTCAGCAACCAGAACACCGTTACGAATCTTGTCAACGGTCAACTGGTGAGAGCGCGAGGCCAAATCTTCCTCTGAACCTTCCAGAGAAGTCGTGCCAGTAACGCCAGCACCCGTCAGGCGGTTGACAAGCGCATAAGTCAGGCTGTCGCCCTTCTTCTTCGTCAGGTCTTGCTTAACCTGGATGATGGAGTTTTCGTTGGTGCCAAAATACTTGGCAAAGCGGTTAGCCTGGACGTATTCAGTAAAGAACTTATCGTCCCACTGCTGAACAGTAAGGCCGGTTGCGGCTGTGGTAGCCATAATGAATTACCTCAAAAATTATTGAACATGGATTCAAGGGGCGTCTGAGTCGGCTCTTTGTCCGTCCTCTGAGTCGCCCCCGTTACGGTTGAGAGCGATTCGGGAACGTCTGCCGCACGACTCGCCGGGGTAGGGTTCTTTTGCAGGTATTCAGCGACCGCAGCCTCACGCTGTTGCTGGACAAAGGCGTCAAAGTCGCCACCAGCCGCGTTAATCTGCGCTAACCGTTTACCCAATCTATAGGCGTATTCCGCAGGGTTGGAAGCCTGTGCAGCTTCCATCTGCAATGCCGAATTGTGCTGTGCTGCTTGGGCAAAGAACTGAATCGCCTCGTCATAGTCGGGATGACTTTCCTTAGCGATGCGCTCAAAGTCTTGCAGCCGTTGTAGGCTGTTCTGGTACTGAATCTCTTGAAGGCGCTGCTCGTACTTCGCCTCCAGGTTGTTTGCCCACTTTTCCGGGTCGTCGAGGAAGTCAACAGGCTCCTCCACTTTTTCCGGTTCAGTGGGCTGATTCAGTTGCGTGAAACGGCCATTAAGTTCGTCAATCTGACGTTGCAACTCTTGGCGCTTGCTACGCTCATCCAGTAAAGCCGTTTGGGGCACAAACCCTTCCGGCGGCCTCTCTGGTTCTGATGCTGGCGGCTCATCAGGGGTTTCGGCTTCCGCTTCAACCTGTTTTTCGCCCTCAGACTCTTGTGGTGCATCCTCAGTTTCGGCAACAGCCTCTACTTCGGGGGTTTCAGCAACAGACTCCGAAGGAACCTCACCACTCAAAATCTCATCCAAAGATGCTTCTTCGTTCACTTTTCACTCCTTCTCGTATCGTGAGAAAAACGAATCAACCGTTTCGTCGTTGGCACGTTCAAACGCCCGTAAAAGCCCCGGCGGCGGGCACAAAAAAACCCGCAGAAGCGGGTTCAGGTAAATTGGTGGACTTGGTGGGACTCGCACCCACATCCGCGACTAGCGCCGCGTCGAATCTAGGCAAGCCCTAGAAATGGACTTCCAGGCAGTAATTGAGGAAGTAGATAAAGACCGCCCATTTATGAGTGCGGCGACCCCAGTTATCGTCGTAGATCGAAACAGCGGGAAGTAAGAAAAACTCCGTTTCCGACTTCTCCACCGCTGTCCTCATAGCGCAAAGGACTTCTGTACTCGACCGGATGCAATCAAGCGGCGGTGTACACGCTTACCCACTACGAGAGCGCCCTGCTGTTCCTTGAGGTAAACCAAGTAAAGCTGCCC